GAAAACCAGCAACTGATACACATTATGTTATTGGGTATGACCGTGCTTGTGAAAAAATGATTGACGCCATTAAAGAATCTTACGGAGTTGAAGAATGAACCTAACAAATTTCCAAGATGACTTCACAAGAATTAGAAATACCCCAGACCAATACCGGCCCGAAGTCGAGCATAGAGAATTAAAACAAGTAAAGGTTGGTACATGGTTGTTTGGCCTGTTACCAATTTACAGATACGAATTTACCCCTTGGGAAAAGGACCGGCATGAATGAATTTAATTTGGGAACAATCATTGGCACAGCCATTGCTATTGCGGGTATGTTGTTTGCTTTGGTGATGGGTTATTTGATGGGCTATAATGATGCTAAGGAGGGCAAATGAACGAACGAATTAAAGAACTTGCTGAACAGGCTACTTCAACTCTCTCCATGAATCATGAAGGTTACAGAGGTAAAGGTTACATAGAACAAGTAGAATATTTTGACAAAGAAAAGTTCGCTGAGTTGATTGTGCGGGAATGTGCAGAGATTGCTGATAAAGCAGAACCGTACAAAGCCAGTGATTTGATTAAACAACATTTCGGAGTTGAACTTGACGTAAATGAAACTCTACGGAATCGTAGCACTTACTTCGGAAATGATATATGAACGAACGAATTAAAGAACTTGTTAAGCAAGCCACTACTATTGAAGAACATAAGTGGGGAGTAAGTTATGATAATTTCGATAAAGAAAAGTTCGCCGAGTTGATTGTGAGAGAATGTGGCGTAGCATTGAGTCCTATGTTGCGTGATATGATTAGTAGAGGACAGGCTTTTGATTTGATTAAGAAACATTTCGGAGTTGAAGAATGATTAAAGAAGAAATAGAATGACTCCAGTACAACAAAAATTATGGAAAGAAGCAGGTCAGTTGGCATACAAAGATACTGCCAAAATAAACGAAGGTAAGTTTGATGATTTGTTTTACAGAGTAGCCCTCGATCATTATAGTATATTATTGACTAATTACATTAAAAATCCGTTTGGAATTAAAGATACAAAATAATGAATTCTTCATTGCACTTATTATTTCCGACTCCTATTTTAATAGTAGATATACCAAAAATTCCAGAAGATGATCACGAGTTTTTGTTAAATTCTGAATACGGTTATAGTGGCAGGGAACAAGGCCAATTTGAAAAAAGTAAAGATACATACATATTAAAAAATAGAAATACAGAATTAACTAGATGGATACAAGAACAAATCGATCTATTTGCAGTTAATATGTTGGCATGTGCTACACCTATAAAAATAACACAAAGTTGGTGTTTGAAACATAAAGATCAACCTCAACAAGTTTTTAATCATGCGCATCCTAACTCTTTTATTAGTGGCGCATACTACATACATGCCCCCGAAGGTACATCTAATTTAAGATTTAATAGATCACTAGTAACCTCACAGCATTATATTAAATGGGAAACTCCCCCTGAATTGATACAAGAACAACCATGGAATTGGACATGGCAAGAATTTCCTGTTCAGACTGGCAGGCTAATTTTATTTCCTTCTTTTTTAACTCATTCTGTCAACGGAAATGATGTAAATAATAATCTCCGCTGTGTGTTATCTTTTAATACATGGTTCGATGGTCCAATAGGAAATTCTGAAAAATTAACAGAATTGGGATATTAAAAATATGTTGAACATACCAGAACATAAAGATATTGATACATCTAGTGTAAAAAATTTAAGATATGATCAAGCACCTATCGATATAATTATTTGGATAATAGTTTTAATCACCTGTATATCAATGATTTATATTACAATAAAAGAGTTAACATGAAAAGATTTATCCTAGGATTTATTGTTGGAACCGCATTTTGGTTAACAATATTAGGTAGCATCGAAATACCCGAATATACTATCGAACATACCTGCGTTAAGAATTGGATTTGATTTTCTTATAATATTCCTGTATAATATACAGATAAGGAGTAAAGGCACAATGATTACAATGAAAGAATTCATGGAGTTGATAGACTATAAAATAACCGAAGGTAGTGACTACTGCTGGGAATGTTATGGACCAAATGCCTACATGCTAGACTCATGGAACGGTGAACAAGACGGCTATAGTTTTACTATCATCTTTGATACTAAGGATCATACTGTATACGAAGTGCAGGCGCACGACTATGTCCATAATCGTGCCTATCGCATGATCAATGAAGACTTCCTTAAGAAAATGAAGAAGGAAGCCAAGCGTCGGAATGTTAGTAAAAAAGAAGCATGGGACGATGTAGAGTATGTTGATTTGGCTGTAGATAATGATTTTATTTCCAAATGTCTAGCTATCAAGGCAGGCGAGCCGTATGATACTCGTGTCGAGATCGAACTTGACCTAGAAGAAGATATGCAGTTACAGCTTATGAAATTGGCACATGAGCATGATATCACCTTGAATCAAATGATAGAAAAAATATTACAAGAGATGATCAACCGTTCAGAAAATGTCTAATGTAACAGTACCAGTCAATCATCCTACGCCACATGCTGATTATACTAAAAAATATAATCATCAATTGGTATTGGATCAACAAAGACATCATGACGCTCAAGTTGCTACTAAACATTTTCATGAGAAGAATCTATTAAAGTTACAAGAACAAAGAAGAATAGAAAAAAACAGAGAACATAAACACACGGCTGAGAATATACATCTCTATAATGTTAGGAAAAATCATCATGATTACAATGATTATAGATACTTGTTTTATGTTGGCACTAATGTAGATACCTATATATGAAAAAAGAAAACGACGAATACCTATGTAAGGTATACCCAAAGATGATGGTCAACCGCGACAGGCCTATGACTGAGACTGCAATGTGTTGGGGGTTTTCATGCGGTGATGGTTGGTTCCAACTACTGAATCAATTGATGGGCAATATCCAAAGCTATATTGATTGGCAAAATAGAGAAAAAGAAGTTGTGCGGCAAGTGACATTAGATCAAGTCAAAGAAAAGTTCGGCACACTGAGATTTTACTATACAGGTGGCGATGATTACATTCGTGGGCTTGTAGCAATGGCAGAAAGTATGAGTGGAGTTATCTGCGAGGAATGTGGTAAGCCTGCTACTACCAATTGGCCTACACTTCCCCAAGGAGGATGGGTTAGAACTCGGTGTAAAGAACACGGTGGTATTGATTATGATACTCCAGAAGAGGAATTATCCAATGACGCTCCCTGATGAAAGATATCGTGCAGTAATATGGGCTGGCAAGTTTCTCCAGTCTATTGCAGATAAACGAAGTGGTCTCAGTGACGAGATGAAAACCGAAGCCCGCAATATTCTACGACATTATCCCAATGAGTGGGATATGGAAGAAGCGGCAGCAGGTGCTCCCCGTGTCTTTGCCAAGAGAATGGAAGATTTATACAGAATGCTCAAACAATACGAACAGGATAAAAATGACTCAGACTCCGCCAGCAAATAACACAATATCAGAATTATGGATAGGTATTGGATTTATTATTTTAGGTCTCCTTATCTGTTGTAAGTACTTGCCCAAGCAAGATGGCAGAGTGTATAATTGTACTACGGCGGAAATAAATCCCGACTTTCCTATAGCGGCTAAGATACAATGTCGTAAACAAATGATTGGAAAATAAATGAAAATTGGACTATCATATAGTCGTTGTGTAAGAGATATTGTCGACGGCACAGTAGACATTAATGATGTACTGGTGATAATTGCACGTACAGACTTTGATCCCCATGATGACGATCAATGGTCAGGTATCTGGAAAGGTTATCACAGTAGTTTTGGATTAAGTAATCCAGAATGGCGTAACTATCCACCCGAAGACGAAGACCGGTTTCGTAGTGTCAGCATTGAACTTTGGGAAACAGGCAGACTACACCAACCTCGTAAGTTTGGGTATCATGTCAGACGCATGCCGTATTATTGGTTAGAAACCGGGTTACCTAGTGATGAACTAGATAGATTCCCTGCTGTTAAAACTGCTTGGGATAACTTCCAGGTAGTTGCAGGTCTAGCAAATATTAAAATGAACAAGGATGCATAATGATTAAAATTTGGCAGTTCTTGTGGCACGGTTGCTGGCATGATTGGAAATTATTCGGCCATGCCCCAATGACTTATAACGAAAAGCCTGCTGGTCAATACTATGTATTTCAATGTAGCAAGTGCAATAGAATAGAAGAAAGAGGTGAAAGCGTATGAAGTTTAGAAAGAAACCGGTGGTAATTGATGCAGTACAATTCATTTATACTGAAGAAGGCATTGCTAATCTAAAGGCATTTTGTGGCGACACAATTGGCAACATTAGCAAAGCTCGTCATCCTACTGCCCTAGGTGAAGCAGAAATCGGCACACTAGAAGACGGTGTCCATTTAACAGTTAAACATATTGCCACAGAAGGCGATTGGATTATTAAGGGTGTGCAGGGCGAGTTCTATGCCTGCAAGCCAGATATTTTTGAAGCAACATACGAAAGTGTAGAATAAATGATTACAGATAATTTAGTACCAATGGTCGTAGAAAAGACCGGCCAAGGTGAGCGTGCCTTTGATATCTACAGTAGATTATTAAATGAACGCATTGTATTTCTTAATGGCCCAGTAGATGACTACTCTGCTAACTTAGTAATTGCACAGATGCTACATTTAGAGAGTGCCGATTCTGACAAAGATATTAACTTTTACATTAACAGTCCCGGTGGTGTTATTACTGCCGGCATGGGTATCTATGATGTTATGCAGTTTGTCAAACCAGATGTTGCTACCTATGTCATGGGGCAGGCTTGCTCTATGGGCAGTTTTCTAGCACAGGCAGGAGCCAAAGGCAAGCGATATTTGTTGCCCAACAGTCGTCATATGATTCATCAACCATCGGGTGGTGCTAGAGGTATGGCGTCAGATATTGAAATCAGTTACAAAGAGATTATGTTTTGGAAACGTAGGTTAACAGAACTTTACGTTGAACATAATACAGCAGGTAAAACATTTGAAGATTTTGAGCGTGACATGGATCGTGACACATTTATGTCTGCACCAGATGCACTAGCCTATGGATTGTGTGATCAAATTGTAGCCAAACGTGATTAAACCATAATAAAAATCTCCTCTAAGTAAGAGTAAATATTCTACTCAAGGGGAGATCATTATGGCACATATTCATATAAACTTAGTGGTTATTATAGGCATTGTAGGTTGGCTATTATTCATAGGTAACATTATATTCACATTCAATAGTCGTTGTAAAGAAATTGAAATGATTAACGATATCAAGTTAGACATAGAAATTGTCAAGGACGAATTACAAAAACTTAAATAGTTTAACCGGTCTTCGGCGTTCATCCCGGTATAAAAACTCTGCCGCCTATGCTATAATTAACATAGGAGAAAACAGCATGACACCAGTAACATACAAGTACACAAGTACTAAAGAATATATAGACGCATTTCCATGTGCCTATAGACAATGGCGAGCCGATAGCCACTGCAATCTAAATCACGGATACTCATTTAGTATGAAGTTCTACTTCGGTACTAATGATCTAGATGTTCGTAATTGGGCGGCTGACTACGGCGGCTTAAAAGAACTTAAAAAGATACTCGAAGATCAATTTGACCATACAACATTGGTTGCGCAGGATGATCCAGAGCTAGAGTTTTATAAAGAAATGGAACGCCGTAAGTTAGCCAAACTTACCATCCTTCCCAGATTAGGCTGTGAAAGTCTCGCAGATATGTTGTACAAATATGTCAACGGTGTTTATATACCAGACATGTGGGGACCCGGTGAAGCTGAACGTCTATGGTGCTATCGTGTAGAAGTGCGTGAGACACAGGCTAACATGGCTTTTAGAGAAGGTCACAGAGAGTGGAATGAGGATTTGAATGAGGGTATGTGATGCATGTAAAGAAATTAAACAATCACATAGAACAAAGAGTCAATAGAGAACGAGAGAAATATTGGTCAAGTATAAGGAAACCTATGAGTCAAATTACAAAGTATAGTGTTCACGATGTGGGTGGAGAGGTAGTTAAAGACAATGAGACATATGTTCTTAAAGATAATAAAACACTTAAGAATCTAGTCCTGAGTTCAACCATGTTACGTAAAGGAATGAGTACACGTGGACACCGTCACCCTGGTCAAGAAGAAGTTTATTTCTTTGTAAAAGGTTACGGTAAAATGATTGTTGGGGATGAAACCGATGAGCCTTTTAATGTAGGTCCTGGAGATGTTATATTGATTCCAGACGGTGCTTTCCATCGTGTTATCAACGACGGAGATACTCATATGCTATTCAACTGTGTATTTGATGGTAAGAGAAACCACTAAACGTTTATGGCGCCTTTGGGCCAAAGCAATTGGCGAAAAAGCAGGAGATACGGACGAAGAAGCAGATAAAATTGCTTGTGTTCGTACCCTCATTGTGCTATCATATATTGTAACAAATTGCTTTATAGTAGCAGGTGTTATTCGACACTGGAATCAATAGTGAAAAAAATAATCGGTCGTATATTAAGTGAAGTATTATTTTATCTAGGACATTGGATTAGTTTTCCAATGTCCTGGTTTGATTGGGTGTGGCTATATCCTACATACAGCCAACTAATGTGCTGGAGTTGTAATATACAAGACTGGGCGAGAAACGATAAACCTTGGGAAAAAATGGAATGAAAAAAGTATTAGTAACAGGTGGAGCAGGATTTCTAGGAAGTCACTTATGCGAGAGATTGGTCAAACAAGGACATCATGTTCTATGTGTTGATAATTATTTTACAGGTAGTAAAGAGAATATTGTACCATTGTTACAATATTCAAACTTTGAAGTTATACGTCAGGATGTATGCTTTCCTTTGTATGTAGAAGTAGATGAGATTTATAATTTAGCCTGTCCTGCTAGTCCATTTTATTATCAATGGGATCCAATTCAGACTATGAAAACATCTGTTTTAGGTGCTTACAATATGCTAGGACTAGCTAAACGCACAGGTGCTAAGATCTTGCAAGCATCAACCAGTGAATGTTATGGTGATCCTACTGTACATCCACAACCAGAATCATATTGGGGAAATGTAAACCCAATTGGTATTCGTAGTTGTTATGATGAGGGCAAGCGTGCCGCCGAAACATTGTTTATGGATTACTGGCGTACACATTCTGTCAAGGCTAAGATTGTTCGTATTTTTAATACATATGGCCCAAGAATGGCAGAAGGTGACGGACGAGTTGTCAGTAACTTTATTGTTCAGGCACTAAAGGGTGATCCAATTACAGTATATGGTAGTGGAGAACAAACTCGTAGTTTCTGTTATGTAGATGACTTGCTCGATGGTATGATGACGTTTATGGCCAATGACGATGATGAATTCATTGGTCCAGTTAACATGGGGAATCCTGGAGAGTTTACAATGAACGAGCTTGCCCAAAAGGTAATCGAACTAACAGGAAGTAAGAGTATTATCCTACAGCAGGCATTACCTCAAGATGATCCTAAACAGAGACGTCCAGATATTACGTTGGCTAAAACAAGACTAGGTTGGGAACCAACTATTGATTTAACCGCAGGACTACAGAGAACAATTGATTATTTCAAATTCAGAGGTTTGGTATGACTAGAAAAAGTTGGACAATTACTCTAGAAGAAGATCCAGAAACTGGTGATTTCGTTCTTCCATTTCCAGAAGAATTCTTGAAAGAACAAGGTTGGACAGAAGGTGATACTTTAGAATGGACAGATAATAAAGACGGATCATGGACTATAGCAAAGGCTAAGAGTGAATAATACAGAAATACAAAAACGCATGGCCGAACTTATGGGGCCAATTGATCAACAAATTATGATGTGTGACGATCGAGAAGATTTATTAATGATGGCATCTTGTATGATGGTTACAGTAAAAGGTATCTTTGATCAAGAGATCGGCGAAGAAGGCCGTAGACAAATGTTCAAAGATATGTTAAAATAATGTTACACAACTAAGGAGTGAATTATATATGAGTTATGATCCAAAAGCAGTTAAAGTCCCTAAAAGCGTTAAACGTGCCGCGGCACATTATATCGACCCTCATCAACGGGGTGCCTTTATCAAAAGCTATGTAAAATTATTAGAAAGTGAAAATAACAATCGTGGAGCCCGCCGCGATAGAAAAGATGCTAAATGATCGCCCGAATCGGATTTTGCTGTAAATGGATTGATACATTAGAGCAATGTGACGGCATCAAACCCACAGATGATGCTCGTCAATATAACACAGGTAGCACTACTGTTGCCTGGCTCGGTCGGCAAACTGTAGATGTAGCTGAACAAAAACTTTGGGACTTGATGGTCGGTAACATTGAGTCAATTCGTAAACTTGTAGAAAGAGTAGGTACGCTAGATGAGCACTTACGTATGGTCCGTATTGGCAGTGATATACTGCCTGTGTACACTCACCGTGATTGGATGTATTTTTGGCGCAGGCCTGATGTCGTGGCCTACTGCGAAAAATACTTTAGAGAAGTGGGTGATCTCGCTAGGCTACGGAATGTCCGCCTTAGTTTCCATCCTGGCCAGTTTACTGTCCTGGCATCAGACAATCCAGATATTGTAGACAGAAGTATAGAGGAGTTTGAATATCATGCTGACATGGCCCGTTGGATGGGTTTTGGACAAAAGTTCCAAGACCTTAAAATTAATGTACACATCGCAGGTCGTCAAGGCCCCCAAGGTATCAGGCTGGCCTATGGTCGATTGTCACCCGAAGCTCGTAACTGCCTCACAATTGAAAACGAGGAGGTAAGTTATGGGTTGGATGATTGCCTTAGCATTAGTGATGTGGTTCCTATCGTTTTGGATGTACATCACCATTGGGTTAAAACAGGAGAATACATCTCCCCCATGGACCCCCGTGTTGATCAGGTTGTTCAGTCTTGGCGTGGTGTTCGGCCTACTATGCATTATTCTATCAGCCGTGAAAACGTACTTGTTAATCACAGCACCGTAGACAAACCAGAAATGCAGAACTTATTAGAACAGGGCTACAAAAAAGCAAAGCTCAGAGCACATTCTGATCTAATGTGGAATACCACAGTAAATGAATGGGCCCTGAGCTTTACAGACCGTTTTGATATAATGGTTGAAGCCAAAGCGAAAAATCTTGCCAGCTTCGCCTTAGCCAATCAGGCTAAAGAATTAGGCCTTCTTTGAACGAGTAGTTGTTGTAGTTTTCTTAGCAGGTGCCTTGGGCTTTGCGGCCTTAGGTGCCTTTTCAACTTTAGGAGCACGTGGTTTACGAGGCTTCTTAGCTGGAGCTTCTTCAACTACAGCAGGTGCTGGTGTTTCAACAACTGGTGCTGTTACAACCACAGTTTCTTCTTTAGATGCAAATTTAATACCGTTGTCAGAATAGGTTTCTGCTTCAACAACAGGAGAAGTTGGCTTCTTACGATTAAACCAAACTGCAACACCAAGTGCAACGATAATAATAGCGATAATTAATTCCATGATAGGATTTCCTTTATAATGTACGTTTATTTAAGTCGCAATAAATACCATATGCAAAAAAGTTTACCTGAACTAAAACAGTTGATCATAGAAGCTGAAACTCGAAAAGAACATCTAGTCCTAGAAAAACTACCCTTTGAACGAGACGCACTTGAACCAGTAATGAGTCAAGATACTATCGATTATCACTATGGAAAATTAGCCAAAGGTTATGTAGATCGTTATAATAAAGGCGAAGGAGACCCAGACTTTAATAAAGCCGGTGCGTTTCTACACAACATCTTTTTCCCACAATTAAAAGCACCTAGCGGCAGTAATAAGCCCTATGATGCCAGTGAAGAATTTATCAATAAGCATTTTAACAATTTTGATGCCCTTAAAGCAGAAGTTGAAGAAGTGGCTATGAAAATACAAGGTAGTGGATGGGTCTACCTTGCCCGCAATGGCAAAATCAAAACTATCGCAAATCATCAAATACGCCAAGATATAGTGCTACTTATTGACTGGTGGGAACATGCTTTTCAATTTGATTTTGGTTCGGACAAAAAGAAATATCTTTCAAAACAATGGAATATCATAGACTGGAACATAATTAATCAACGATTAATATAAATACTTTCGTGGGGGCATACTAGCACTATGAAAGATTACAGAAAGATATACGAAAGGCATTACCAATGTAGCTTGTTGCCAGGCATTGATATTCATCATAAAGATGGTGACCATAATAATAATCTGCCATCTAACCTCCAACCAGTTACATTAGAAGAACACTATCTTATACATAAATCTCAAAAAGATTATTATGCCGCATATCTTATCGGCCGTAGAATGAAAATTAAACCAGAGGATTGGGAACAAATGGCTAGAGAGAATGGTAGAAAATCTGCTATTCAAAATAGGGACAACGGTGTAGGATTAACCGTATGGGCTAAAAACAATCCTGAATTAGCACAAAAAATTAGATCAGAGGGCGGTAAAAAAGCTGGTAGAAAATGTGTAGAAGAAAAACTTGGGATACACGGTGCTACTACTGAACAAAGAAAAGAATGGAGTTCTAAAGCAGGTAAAGCATCACCTGGATTCAAATTGGGACATGCTAGTTCTGCTGGAAAAATTGGCGGAAAGAAAGGAGGTCAATATGCTAAAGAAAATAAAACAGGTATTTTTTCATTAACTCCAGAAAAGAATAAACAAAGACACCTTAATTCTGTTATATCTAAATTGATTAAAAATGGAAAGATGTGTGCTTGGCCACCTGTAGTTCAATAAATAGTATATCATACTAGGAGGGCATCTTAGTCTAATGTAAGACTAATCGGTAGTTAAAATATGTTAAACTCTTAATGGAGAAAGAATATGTCCAACAATGTAGTAGCAACTGTAGAAGTTGAAGAATTTGAAGAAACTGAAGATTTTGGCAAGGATGACTACGGTTTTATCCTTGGCCCAGATGGTGAATTAAAAACGTTTATGATCCCCGAACACTTAATGGAGGATCCTCCAGAAGAAGTTATGGCAATATTAAGTATTTTTGGTATAGATGATATACATGATTTAGAAGACAGAACCCTGCACTGATTGACATTTTAGGTAAATATCTCTAACACATCATCACTTTGGAGATATATAAATGGTTACTAGAATACAACTAAGACGCGATTCAGCCGCGAACTGGACAAATACCAATCCTACGTTGGATCAGGGCGAACCTGGATTCGAAACCGATACAGGTAATATGAAGATCGGAGATGGGTCTACATCTTGGACTTCTTTAAGTTATGCCGCAGGTCCTAGTGGCCCATCGGGTGGTGGTGGCGGTAGTGGAGGTATAACACAAATTGTAGCAGGACAAGGTCTTAGTGGCGGAACTATTACTAGTTCTGGAACAATTGGTCTAGATATAGCAGGTGCTAGCCAGCTAGGTGGTATTAAGGTAGGATCTGGGCTATCAATTGCAGGAGACGGTACCCTTAGTACATCAGGTGGTGGAGGTGGTGGATCCTATACACTGCCTGCGGCGACTACCAGTGCATTGGGTGGAGTTATTATTCCTGCAGTTGCTACCAGCGGCATTACAAATACTTCAGGAACTATAGGATTAGCCACAGCTAGTTCATCTCAACTAGGTGGAGTTAAGATAGATAACTCGACTATTACTATCAACGGTAGCGGTCAATTGGTAGCCAGCGGTGGCGGAAGTTATACGCTACCTACAGCTTCACAAACTACACTAGGCGGAGTTAAATTAGGATCAGTGTTATCTGTTCATCAAGCCAATGCTCAATCTAGTGTGTCAACAAATGCAGGGTCGGCTGTGACCACAATTGTATATGATACAGTAAATTTTTCAAGTCTACCATCCGGAGCTAGTTATAGTACATCTACCGGTGAATTTACACCAGGTATTACTGGTTATTATCAAGTCAATGCCAGTGCTACAATTACTACTGCCGGAGCTCCGGGAGGTTATGCTCCCCAAGTAGGATTAGGCATCGCAGTATATGATACTAACACACACTCAGCTCCTGCTGTAATTGGTGATATTGTAGACTTTAATCTAGTATTAGGTGCTTGGGGTGATACTACTCCTCTTGTAACAGGAGTAATTAAAATAACAAGCACTACACAAAGAATCTGTATTGTATCTGCCCTAGCAGAACAAGCAGGACATACAGGTGGAACTTATCCCACAAATCCCACAAATCCATTTAACAGTGTATTAAGCATAGCGTTCCTAAGATCTTTATAAAAAAGTTATGACTCAACCAGGACTGCAATATCCGAATGGCAGTAATCTAGGAATACTTCGATCAAACGATAATTATTATATTCCTGTTACTGTTCCAAATTCGTCACCACAGTCCGGTCCTATAACATATAGTCTTATCAATGCTACCAGTAGCAGTACTCAACTCCCTCCTAATCTTAGATTAGATTCTAGTTCGGGGTATATCTACGGTCGTGTTCCGCCCCAAATAGAATACCTTAAAGAGTATTCTTTAACAATTCAAGCTAGTGGATCAATTCCAACTACTAGTACTGTTTATTCTCTAGGAATAACCAGTGTCAATCCAGATGCTATAACTTGGGTCAGCAGTAGCACTTTATCAATTAATCAAGGATTAATAAGTGAGTTATCAATCCTTGCTACACATACCGAAACTCAATCTATTTTAGAGTACGGTTTTGCTAGTACTACTGCTATATTCCTAGGAGGATTTACCTTAACCAACACAGGAAATATTGTAGGCCAGGCTACTACACCAGGAATATTTACAGCCACTGTAGTTGCATTTCCTGTAATTAATTTAGATGGAGGGCCTGCAAATCAGCCACACGATCTTACTGTTTCTGGAGGATCTGCGGTATCTGTTTATGAAGGCGATGAATTAGAAACAGTAACTAAATCAGTAACTACAACTTATGAATCTATAATAACCGGTGGAACATCTCTTGTTTCTGGTACAGTAACATTAGATGGCGGATCAGCTACCCTTGTAGGTACTACAGTAACTGATGGTGGAAATGTATCTTCTACATTTATTGTCACTACGACAATTCAAGAAACTGTAACAGTAGTAGTTACCTCACCAACTGGAGCATTATTAGACGGCGGTACTGTTTCTTCTACTTATAATTCTACAGCATCTGGCGGGACTTCTAAATTAAAGTTCATTGAAATACCACATGATACTGACGGGGGAGCTTCTGCAAGTATTCATAATACTATCAACGACCCGGATACAGATGGTGGGTCAAGTATATCTGTTTACGAGTTTGGTAATATTGTAGATGGTGGAGATACTAATTCATCATACACCTACTACGATACTAATGGTGGTTATGCTGTAACTGTGTTCAGTAACGAAGACCCAGTTGCAGATGGTGGGCCTGCACAAATTGCCTCAAGTTTAGTAGGTCCTGTATATCCATTTGCTTTCTCTACTCAAGATATTACAATTAATGTATTACCATCTTCAAATACATACACTGGAATATATGTAAGACCATTCCTAAGTATACCTAAAAGAAAGTCTTATCTAGAGTTTATGAGTAACACAACTGTGTTCCCTGCTAACTTGTTGTATAGAGGTGATGATCCAAACTTTGGTGTACAAAAAGATCTTAAAATGTTTTTAGAATTTGGCATACAAACTCTAAATCTTAATCAGTATACTTCGGCACTATATGAAAATTTTAATCGTCGACGATTAACTTTTGGCTCTGTTAAAGTAGCTCGAGCCAAAGACCAACTTGGAAATTATCTATATGATGTTGTTTACGTTGACATTGTAGATAACATCGCCGGAGTAAAACCTACCATTTATGATAATAATTCAATCTATTATCCAGCAAGTTTAGATAATATGAGAACACAATTAGAGTCTATAGTTTTACCAAATTATTCTTATATATCAGTAGACCAATATCGGTTACCTAAATTCATGCAGACAGCACAGTCCGGAACATATCTGCCTACCAATTATATTACCGTAGTTCCACTATGTTATGTACAACCAGGAAAGAGTAGTATTGTTGTTGATCAAATTAAACTATCAAAATTTGATTTCAAATTATATGATTTTGAAATTGATAGATTAATTATACAAGATACGCTTGATTATGCCACCGCTAAATATATCATATTCCCTCGACGTAGTTTAACATCTGTAATACCGCAGGATCAATTAATATTTGTTGATCCAACAACATCGACAAGTTTTATTACAGATGATAGTGGAAATTCATTATTGAGAGATTAACACATGACAACTATAAGCAATTTACCCACACTAACAACTATTACCAACAATACTCAAGTTTTAATTGTTGCAGAGGACCAACAAGTTATCCCATCAGTTACTAAAAAAGTATCACTAACTACTTTGTTTGCAGAAGCAATTAACGGGATAGTCGGAGCACAAGGTGTACACGGAGCACAAGGTATTCAAGGACCAAGTGGTCCAAACTCTGGCATACAAGGTTCTACAGGTCAGTCAATTCAAGGATCACAAGGATTCCAGGGCACACAAGGACTACAAGGACTACAAGGTGTTCAGGGAGTTCAAGGAAGATTTGGGCCACAAGGAGTTCAAGGGAAAGCTGGTGCTCAGGGCACACAAGGATTTGGATCACAAGGAGTTCAAGGCACTGCTGGTACTGTCCAAGGCACCCAGGGTACTCAGGGACAATCGATACAAGGTACATCTGGATCAATTATTGCTAGATCTACTGCTTCCGGATCAAGTAGTAGTATATCTAACGGAGCAACATCTAACTTTAGCATTACTGGATATAAAAGTTATTCATTATTAAAACTATCAACCAATGCCGCTGCCTGGGTTAGATTATATACCACCAGTGCCGCTAGAACAGCAGATTCATCTAGAGTACAAAGCATTGATCCGATACCAGGAACAGGTGTTATTGTCGATGTTGTAACAACGAGTACATCAACAGTTCCATACACACAACCCATAACTCCGGGGCTAATAGGATTCAATGATGACAGTTCACCTAATACAAACATATATGCGGCAGTAACTAATCTTAGTGGTTCTACACAAGCTATTACAGTTACGTTAACATTATTACAATTAGAATTATAATAGTAAATGTCAACATATTCTACAATATTAAATGTTTCTTACGGTAGTAATCCTTTACAATTTGTAAATTTATACTACCCAACTGTAACACCAAAAGGCACAATATTACACATTCACGGTGGTGGTTGGGTCTCCGGTGATGGAACTGATCCAACTTTTCCATCCTCAACTGCGGCTAGCACTCTTGATGTAGCACAGATTGCGGCGGCTGGATACGCTGTTATAGACATGAATTATCGAGACCGTAGTCCAGGCAATGGTGGTGGATTAGAAACTACCGGAGTATTACCTGGAAATATTTTAGACGTTGCTACTGTGTTAGGCCTTTGTTTAGATTCGGCTGCGGCTACATCCGCTGGGGGTCAGTGGCCAACTGTGCAAAGTTATGTAGCATCTCACGGTGGATTGGTTGTGGGTGGAAGCAGTGCAGGTGGACATTTAACCATTTCTGGAGTATGTCACTATGGTACAATTTCTGGAAACTGGCCCAAGGCAGCAATCAGTATTGAAGGTCCATTAGATATTAATTATGTTGCAACTGGTACTAACTATATAGATCCATATATAAGATCTACTATTGTTGATCAATATGTCCATACTGGTCTTGAATCAGATTTGAAATTAGCCAGCCCGTTTTGGCAATACGGTACACAACTAGGAGTAAGTGGAGCACCCTCTCCTGGCCCTTGGTTCAATGCTGTAAATAATAGTACATGTAAGTTTATTTTTTTACATAATGACTACGATACCCTAGTTCCTCTCCATACTGTTGCGCCCTGTGTTGTTAGTTTTGCAACTTATAATTCTACCAATACTAGTGTAATCCGTGTATTAGAAGGCCCGCCTTTAGGTAATTTTGATGGATTTAGTCCAATAACTGTTAAAGGTACTCTATCGTCGACTAGTCAACTTCCTAGTAGCGGCCAAACACTAGGTGATGTTTATTATTTACCCAACGGAGACTGGCTATACAATAATGGTACATATCCAGGGCATAGTGTTGCAGGTGAAATTAATTATCCGGCCAGTGTTAATGGTTTCACTGTTTGGTGGCTACATAATAATACTACCCCAGAAGCAGTATACATGTTAGATATTGCAGATAGTATATTCAACGATTATGTAATTAATCCTAGTTCTGGAACAATAACTACTGGTACTACTGGTGTATCATATAGTCAACAATTTACTGCACATGATGGAAGATTTATTGCGTATACATATTCTATTGCACGTGGTACCATTCCTACAGGACTAACATTGAATTCGTCAACCGGAGTACTTTCAGGAACACCATCTGTTCCAGGATTATATCAATTTGCTGTAAGAGCAGTGGATGCTAACGGTGCTTCTGTACTAGGAAACTATCAATTAACAATTGTTAGTTCTTCTACTATAACATATAATCCTAAGATACTTCCTCAGGGACAAGATTCTATATTTACAGGTCTTAGATATCCTATAGCCCCATGGCATACACAATACAGTCCAGGTGTTGGAGGCGATTTTCTTAACGGTAATATTTCGGATAGCAGTAATTCAAACCCTGATTTTACTGGAAAACATATCTATGTTGTAGATGAAATATACTGGGGTACTGGTAAGCCTGCAGGACAAGATTTACAAGCATTGTGCGATTATTGGAGATATCACGGTGCAAGTCCTGGAGTAGGTATTAATCATGCTGCCGAAGCAGGGTATAGTGGTAATACTCCTGTACCAACTGCTACCATTCTTGCAGACGCATTACGTTGTGATTGGGTAGCATTAGACCCGTATCTATTAACATCAAGTGTTATATACTTTAATAGTGGCAATCCTACAATAAATCAAACAAGTATTAATAATACTATTGCAGGACTCATTTCTTGGACTCAAGGATGGATTGATAGGCTAGCACCGTATGGCATCCCTGTTGTGCTTATTACTCAGGGTATTAGAGAATTGGGCATGAGTCAAACTTATGTAGATCAATATCTACAAGCACAATATAGTACCTTTGGCCGATATTCAATACCTATGAGAATAGTATTTCCTTATGAAGTGTTGTTAGGCCTTGAAGTATTTACATTGGCTAATGTAGATGCTAGTCCATATATTAATTCTTATCCATTTGCCCAAACTAACCTACACTTTCCAAATTTAACTTCTGCTAGACCTGCCAAAGGTCAACTTTATCCTAGAAATACTGTTCGGTACTAAAATTAATTTCGTATAAATATACGATAAAAGGGTAATTTATAACATGGCACGACCGAACCTTACTGCACTTCCACAACTAACTAATCCCACGAACGCAACCCTAATCATCGTTCAAGATTCGGCTGTAAACCAATATATTACAGTAGCACAAGCAAAAGATTTATTATCTGGCGGTCCTAGCGGGCCTGTAGGGCCTGTAGGGGCACAAGGAGTTCAAGGCGCTCAGGGATTACAAGGTATCACTGGAGAGGGAACTCAAGGTACACAAGGTACACAGGGAATTGGATCTCAGGGAACACAAGGTACACAAGGATCGGGGGCACAGGGAACACAAGGATCACAGGGAATACAAGGAACTCAGGGTGCTTTAGGAGTACAAGGTGTTCAAGGGCATTCTGGTTCTCAAGGAACTCAAGGCGCTCAGGGATTTGGATTGCAGGGTGTTCAGGGTACTGCTATTCAAGGTGTCCAGGGACCTGCCGGTAGTATGCAAGGTACTCAGGGAAGTACTGGTTCGCAAGGTGTTCAGGGAACTGCTATTCAAGGTGCACAAGGAACTGCTATCCAGGGCACTCAAGGCGCACAGGGCACCCAAGGTATTGCTATTCAAGGTGCACAGGGCATGGCAGGTAATGTACAAGGTACACAAGGAGCCCAGGGATTACAAGGAGTTCAAGGTATTGCTATTCAAGGTGCACAGGGCATGGCAGGTAATGTACAAGGTACACAAGGAGCCCAGGGATTACAAGGAGTTCAAGGTACTGCTATTCAAGGAGCACAGGGAATAGCAGGAAGTGTACAAGGTACACAAGGAAGCTCTGGTAGCCAAGGTATAGCTGGTAATGTCCAAGGCGTTCAAGGCGTTCAAGGTATGGCGGGCAATGTCCAAGGTACACAAGGGAGTTCTGGAGCGCAAGGAGTACAAGGAGCCGCTATTCAAGGTGTTCAAGGAATGGCTGGTAGTGTTCAGGGTACACAAGGAAGTTCTGGTAGCCAAGGTATAGCTGGCAATATTCAAGGTGTTCAAGGTGTCCAGGGCATGGCTGGCAATGTTCAAGGTGTTCAAGGAACAACTGGATCTCAGGGCGTTCAAGGAACTGCGGTTCAAGGAGCACAGGGAATAGCAGGAAGTGTACAAGGTACTCAGGGAAGTTCTGGAGCACAAGGAACTAATTCAGCTCAAGGCGCTCAAGGCGTCCAAGGTATGGCGGGTAATGTACAAGGTACCCAAGGAAGTTCTGGAGCACAAGGAATACAAGGAACTGCACTCCAAGGTGCACAGGGTATGGCAGGAAGTGTACAAGGTACCCAAGGAAGTTCTGGAGCACAAGGAACCAATTCGGCTCAAGGAGCCCAAGGTGCACAGGGTATGGCGGGCATGTACAAGGACCAAGCGGCCCTAGTGGACCAAATGGTACTAATGGAACAAATGGATCGAGTGGACCAAGCGGCCCTAGTGGACCAAACGGCCCCACTGGACCAAGCGGCCCTAGTGGACCAAATGGTACTAATGGAACAAACGGTACTAATGGATCAAGTGGACCAAGTGGCCCCAGTGGACCTACTGGACCAGCTGGTACTAATGGAACAAACGGTACTAACGGTACAAATGCATCCATTTCATTATCTAGTGGATATGTTGCATACGGTACAGGGAGCGGAGTAACAGGTAGCAGTAATTTAACATTTGATGGTAGCAATTTAACTGCATCAGGAAATATTACTGCTTACTCAGATCAAAGAATTAAAACAAATATTGTTACTATTCAAAATGCTTTGGACAAAACTTTAGCAATGCGTGGTGTAACATATAATCGAATAGATGATAATACTGTCGGATTGGGCGTCGTTGCTCAAGAAATACAAAAAATATTACCAGAAGTTATTGTAGTCAATTCCGATGGAATGTTGAGTGTTGCATATGGTAATATTGTGGGCATACTCATCGAAGCAATTAAAGAACTTAAAACAGAAATAGACGAACTTAAAAGGTAATTCGAATAATGACAACAAGACCAAGCCTTACAGCACTTCCACATTTAACTAATCCTACATCAGAATCAACATTAGTAATTGTTCAAGATGGAACTGTAAACCAATATATTACAGTTCCTCAGGCAAGAGATTTGTTGTCTGGAGGACCAAGCGGTCCTGTTGGCCCATTAGGAGCACAAGGGGTTCAAGGGCCACAAGGACCACAAGGGGTTCAAGGTGTACAGGGAGTGCAGGGTCTACAAGGTCAATGGGGACCACAGGGCGTTCAAGGCATACAAGGGGCACAGGGATCACAAGGGGCACAGGGATCACAAGGTACTCAAGGGGTTCAGGGACATTTAGGTCCACAGGGAATTCAAGGGGTGCAAGGATTACAAGGTCATTTTGGACCACAGGGCGTTCAAGGTCCTGCGGCTAGTGTTGCTACAGGTGTAATTGGTGGAAGCACAGGTAGCTTATTAATACAGGCTTCGGGTACAGTAACTAGCTTTATACCTATTGGACCTGCCGGTTACCTACTACAATCAAATGGAACTACTGCTACATGGGTAAGTACAAGCACTATCGTAACTTCTCCTGGACAGGCAAATAAGATTTATGTTAACACCTTAACCAATGCGGATTCAACAACATACTACCCTGTAATGGTAGCCAGTGTAGGATCATATGTTAATGACTATGCTAATGCTAATTTAAGTTATGTAGCCAGTACAGGAGTGCTAACTGTACCTTCGATTACTATAACAACCAATACCAATGCTGTGTCAACTACTACCGGTGCACTAACTGTTGCAGGTGGAATCGGAGTTGGTGGTGATATTTACTTTGGTGGTCGTTTATATCAAAATGGTGTGCTGTTTACAGGCGGTGGTGCACAGGGAGTCCAAGGTGTGCAGGGTGCTCAAGGAATTCAGGGAGTCCAAGGTGTGCAGGGCCTACAAGGTACACAGGGACATACTGGGGCACAGGGAGCACAGGGAATTGGAGTACAAGGTACTCAGGGCATGGCCGGTAGTGTGCAGGGAACTCAAGGAGCACAGGGTCTACAAGGCGGTGGTACGCAAGGCGTTCAAGGACCGGCTGGTAGTATGCAAGGAACTCAAGGGTTACAAGGAGCACAAGGACCAGCATTACAAGGGCCACAAGGACCAGCTGGTAATGTTCAAGGTACACAAGGAGCTCAAGGATTACAAGGCGGCGGTACACAAGGACCACAAGGACCAGCTGGTAGTATGCAAGGAACTCAAGGAAGTTCTGGAGCACAAGGAACTAATTCAGCTCAAGGAGCCCAGGGTCTTCAAGGACCAGCTGGAAGTGTACAAGGAACTCAAGGAGCTCAAGGAGCTCAAGGTACTGCTATTCAAGGTACACAAGGACCAGCTGGAAGTGTACAAGGTACACAAGGAGCTCAAGGAAGTCAGGGAGCACAGGGAATACAAGGTACTCAAGGCTTGCAAGGAGAAAAAGGAATCCAAGGATCACAGGGAACTCAAGGTACTTCAATTCAGGGAGTGCAGGGTGTCCAAGGACATGTTGGAGCACAAGGGGCTCAAGGCACACAAGGACTAGGTTCACAGGGAACTCAAGGTACTTCAATTCA